AATAACTCTGGGCCTGTCGCTTATAACCAAGTATATTCTACTACTATTGATATTTCAGAGGATAGAGATTTTGAATATGAGGTTAAGTGGGCTGACGTTAGGGCTTGGAATTATGTGCTTGGAGCAGACGATACTTCTTCTGCTTTTTCTATTCCTACTTTCAGTACAGTTGCCAATGTTGATGCTGGTTTTCCATTTGATAACGGTAGTCTTAGTGTTTACGTTGTTAATGAACTTGCAACTCCAAGCACTTCCAATGCTGTAGTCAAAGTACAAGTGTGGGTTAGCGGCGGTGAAGACATTGCCTTTGCTGTTCCAACCGTAAAAGGTTTGAATAATGTTTCTTATTTTCAACAGCAAAGTGACATCGCACCATATGTTGCACAGTCAGAACAAGCACCTGACGCACTCGCCACGAGTGTTGATGAATCTAATGCTCCTGATTGCTCTAATGAGATTCAAGCTTTCGGATCTTATACGGATTTAGTCAAAGACGATAATCAATACCTTGTATATCAGGGTGAAAGGATAGTGAGTTTTCGTGACTTGTTGCGAAGATATCATTACCATTCATCTTATTGGCCTGCTGAAACTGGCGGAGGCTTTCGAATGGTTTCGATTGATCTTACAGACTTTCCGTATTATAGAGGATGGGATCCATCCGGTGACGATCGTGCTATGCCATTCACTGGAGGAAATGCTCCATACAGTTATTGTAATACAACTTTGTTGAATTACCTTACACCTGCATTTGCTATGCGTAGGGGAGGGTTGCGACATAAAGCAATAATCGCTAACAAAAACTCAAGCGGTCTTTGTGGATCGTTTGGTGTTGCTAGACATACTTTCGGAGGAACTAGTAATCAGGTGAGTTTTGAACCACTCGATGGTACCAGTGTTGGGTCTCGGCGAAAATCAATGCTGCGAACTTTACGCGGTTCTTTGGGAGGAACTGCACTTACACCAGTTTGTAATAATCCATGTTTGGAATACGAAACTCCTTTTTATACCGCAGGACAAAGATTTGTTCCTGCCAGAGATCTTAATTATTATGCCGGGAATCATTTGGGTCATGAATTAACAACTGAAGTTAAAGGATCAGATAATGTTGTTCTTAAGCGAATTGATAAGTACATTTCTACAGCGGAAGACTTTCAATTGGGACTCTTTGTTGGAGCTCCTGTGTATTACGTATACGTTGATCCTTTTCCAGCTTAGATCTTTTTGGGTTCGATC